ATATACAAGATGGGCGCTATGGTTTTTCAGACCCCTTCCCCCCTTCATCGTGGCGCTCTTTGCCACTCTTAACGGCATGGCAGTGGTTACATAGTGATTGAAATGGACCGTACCAAAAGCTCCCGCCCTGCCTAACTGGTGTAATGTGGTCGCATACTGTGGCAATCCTCTCGCACTCAACACACACAGGATTGCGGGCAAGGAATGCAGCGCGTAACGCTCTCCATCGTCTGCTGTTGTATCTCTTCTCATTGTACTTTCTGCCCTCGTGGGGTTTTACGCTTGTGTAATACTTGTTGTGCTTTCTGGGCTGTGGTTTTGATGCCATAGATTGAAGTGCTTGAAGGTTGGTGTATCTGTCTAGCCATAGCTGTGAGCCAGGCCTTGCGTGTAGCTGTCATCTTACAATTAGATATGTATACATCATCTCCATCTGTGTAGCTGTACTCTATACGGTTAAGCCTAGCATACTCTAGTAAGTTCTCTGCTATCTCTATCCTCTCCTCCTTAGTGTAGGTAGGGTGTTGTTGTAGCTTACTAACTGTGTTTACTTTGCATATCATCTGTTAATCTTTTGTAGTATATTATCAATTGTATTAGTTCTTCATTGGTGTACTTCCTGCTATCCTGTGAGCGCTTGTACATCTTCTCTGCTGTACCCTCGCCATGCTTTATATCTAGCTCCTTACTCATTCTGTACTGTGCGCCCTGATTCCCTATGTTGCAGCCATAGCATTGGCCAGCGCTATTCTTCGGATGCCATCTAGTAGCGTAGTGCCTCCTGCTCATAAAGTGGCCGCATTGCATTTGCTTAACATCCTTCTTTGTATCGCATGTAATACACTTTACTAAGCCATCAGCATCTGCATCTCGCCAGCGTATGTACTGACTGAAAGCAGTATCTAGCTTTTTAATTAGCGTCTTCCTCTTTATAGTTTTCTTGGGCTTTTTCAATTTCTTTAAGATCGTCTGCAGTTATATGTATATGTCCACCTAGCTCCTCTAGGCTTTTCTTTTGTGGTTCTACTATTAAAGCCTCGCCTAACTTCTGCCAGTCAATCATAGCAAAGTGTGGCGGTTTTATAGCTCCCTGGTGTACTGAGTGCTGCTGTTCTCTTAGCGGTATGGTATTATCCAGCTCGTACTTGTGTAGGCACTTAATGAGTGTATTAGTAGTTAGATTGCCAAACAGCTCAAACTTACCCTGCCTTATCATTTTGAAGGCTACTAGTATTTCCTCTACTTTGAGGCTGGGGAATATTTCTATAATATCATCTACCGCATCTTGTAGATCTTCCTGGCTCTGAAAAGAGCGCGTTGCATTTACTGACCTAACTAGGCGCTCTAGCTCTGCTAATAATAGTAGCCTAATCTTAGCGCTATCCATTTTGTTAGCTGTTTGTAATACTAGCCCCTGATCAAAAGCTGTGGCGCTTGTATGCACCCTTGCTATTTCTCTACTATTTTCTACTAGCCCAATTAAGTGCTTGCTCAGCGTTAAGCTGTTTTCTGTTTGCTCCTCCTTTGAGAGCAAATAATCCTTGCCAGCCTTGGGTGATGCTTTGCTGGATAATTTTGATAGCTGTTTTTTCATCGTCATTTGATATTTTCTGTAGGTTGTGCAGTGTTGCTTGTTCACCTCGCTCGGTGTACTTTTTTCTCTTTTGCTGTTTTCGCTCGTCTATCCATATATCCCATATCTCATTAAATTCTTTTGATTTAAATGGCCTCTCTTTACTAATATGTTCTTTAGTATGTATACTACTATGTATACTATCTAATCTTTTTGATATCGCTGCTTTATCAATTTGATTAGGCTGCTTTATCAATTTGATTAGGGTACTTATCATTTTGATTAGCCTAGAGCGTCCATTATACTCGCATTTAATATAGTTTAGATTTATGAGTTTTTTGATAGTTCTGCTTACAGATGGAATAGATATATTTACCTCCTTAGCTATAGTTTCATTTGTCTTAAAATAATCGCCCCCCTCAGCACATAAATTATATATATCAGATAGTATTAGCTTATCTGTAGGGGTTAGCTTATCATCTTGATAAATAGCCTTTGGTATCCATACGCCTGCAAACTCTTTAGCCATTTAGTTGCTCATCTTGGTATAGAATTTCTCCTATTAGTTGAATCTTGGTAGTATCAGCAGTTTTAGTTATTTTATCTGCATACCGTATCATTCGCTTTGGTTCTTCATAGATCCAGCGGTGAACTGTGCGCCTATCTACTCCTAGAGCATCTGCGCAGGCCTGTTGTGAGCCGTAGAGCTTTTGTATATATTCTTTCAATTCTTTATTGTTCATTTGTACCATGTTGGCAGCTCTAAGAGCATAGGTTTATTTAATGGCTCTAGGTAGTCGTAGCTTTTAGGCGTTTTTATGCCATCCCAGCCCCTATACCAGTCTTTAAACATTTGCACCTCTAACCTGGCGCGGTTAAATCCATCTTGAGCCATTTCAAGGCTTAATTCGTATACAATTACTCCATATGGAGGGTTAGGGTCACATGTGATTAGATAGTGCTTTATTTCGGCCTCAGAATTAAAAAGAGCGTGAGCATATAAAGCGAGCTGCATGTGATAAAGGTTGTCTAATACCCAGCGCTGTATTTTTCTCGGCTCGTTATCTGTTATTTTAAGGTCTGCTATATAGTGATCTCCTACTACATCAGCATAACCGTGAAAGTTTACGCCATCTAGTGAGAATTGTAGATACTCTTCAACTCTATTAGCCTCAGATATAAGCTTATTAGCCATAGGGTTACTCATTACAGCCTCAGCTAAATTTAGCGCATCATCATATTCTTTACGAGTAAATACCTTTTGTTCGCCGTACTCTTCTACTGCCTCTTTATAGGCTTTTGTAGTTCTGGTTTTGCAGTCTATTACTTGTAGCGCTATCTGTTTTTCAGGCTCTAGGGTTAGCAGGTGAGTAAGCCACCCCCTACGCATAGCAGAGCTTTGCTTAAACTCCCTTTTTTTATACATTACCCAGTGCGCTGGGCTACGGCTAAATTGCTTTAATGAGCTAAAAGATAATCTAACGTCTTTGATATTCATAGCTTAGGCATTAAAAGGATTTCCACCCTCCACAAATAGTTGCTCTAAATCTACCTTATCATTAAACTTTTGCGCTAGCTCTAGTATATCTAAATCTAGTGGCTCTTTGTTCTCTACTCTTACATAGTATTTAGTATCTAAGCCTGCACCCTTACGAGTTATTTTAAGGTCGTATGTCATTGGATCACCTTCTACGTCGCTAAGGTTAGCTAGCTCCTGTAATATGCTCCTAGCTGTGCAAGAATATATCTTAAATTTTCCATCCTCATGATGCCATACATTAAAGGCAGCAAATGGCCTTACTTTATCTTCTGACTTGTACGCCTTCTTAGGCATCTCACCATCAAAGGGCCAGCGTAGTGGCTTGTTATCCATAAAAGTCTGTAAGCCTTCTACTGGTTTAGATACAACTCTAATAGTTGCAGATTCATTTGGTTGCAGCTTTAGGTATTGTGAGCTAGCTGCCTCGCGCTCGTAGTTGTTTTGTAAAAAAGTCATGTTATAGGGGTTTTTATCTTACTATAGATTTTTTATTTAAGTCACAATCGTACCAAGTTGTTGGGTAGTCTTTAGATATATTGCTAAAAGTCATTTCAAAAGACCTTACTTCTTTTGTGTTTGGCTTATACTGACATACTCTCCTAGTTCCTTTGTCATTTTCTAAGTATAGGTAATGCATTACATAACCTCTGCGCTTATTTACTTTTTTGTGAAAGCCTTTAATAGTGTAACCTTTGTAGGTATCGCCTTGCTTTGGGTGGTCTTGAAGTATCATTTTTAGGGGTTTTGATTTTTAATTATACCGCAATATAGGACAAACTTTGTCCCATTCCAAATAATAGACAAAAAAAGTAATTCACAAAGTATTGTGCAAAAGCAAAGGGGCCAACTGAATGAAACCCCTGCCAAAAATCAAAATGAAAAACTTGCTATTCCTTACAAGGCTTGCAAGGTACACAATCTTTCTCAAAAAAAGAAAGGCAAAGCGGTAAAACTCCTATGAGGCATAGCATAACGTTAGGCCAAGTACAGCCATTTTCTACTATTTGCTGACAAGCTGTAACGACTATAAGACCAGCGCTGGTGCGTTTAGCGCTCCACTTTAGGCGCTTATCCTTGAATATTTGTGTTAGGTCTAGCTTAGCTAGTGCGATTGTGATATTTTTCATGTTTTAATAGTTCCAGATTACTTCTATTCCTTTATGCGCTCTATTATCCAGGTCTGCATGTATAAAATCCTTACCTAGCCCCAACCTATTTATACCAACGTACAAAAGCGCCTCTATTATTTTATACCTATCTGAGCTGTTTGTAGTTCTTATATCTGCTGCTAGCCCTAAGCGGTGCGCGCTATCCTTGCTTACTTTATAGCCTTTGCTCTTTAGGTATTCGGTGTGCTTTTGCGTTCTGTAGCCGCTGGTGATAACAAACGGCACTCCTGCACGCTCTCTAGCCTTCTCTAATAGGTCTAAAAAATCCTGGCTCATAAACTCGCCCGATCCTGGTAAATCTGGGCTATCAAATTCGTCTAAAGTAAAATAACGCATAGCCCAATAATACAAATTACAATACTAAGCAAATCGTTTATATCATAGCGCTGATATCTTAACCGCTTGTATCTGTTATTAGCGATGTTTAGCATTAAAATACAAAGTAAAGGTATGGCCTCAATCATTTCTTTCTGTTTTTGCGGTGTGTTATTATGCCCTCTACATTTAGCCAGATTAAAGTAACCGCACCTATTACACCTAGCCCCCATGTTAAACACTCGCTAAACATTGCAGCGCTAAAGCCTGCCCATAAAAAATTGATACCCCAAAGTTTTCCGCTCTCCATTATACTGCTGCTATTGTTATATCTGCTCCATAAATTATATCCTGGCCTGCGAATCTATCGGAACTTAGTGTTACTTTAATTAAAATGTTTTGCGTCGCGCTGCTGGTTATATCTGTAATATCTATAGTTGCATTAAAATCACCGGTTGTACTATTAGTTAGATCGCCATCAGTATGGTCAAAGTTCCTAACTGTTATAGGGTTTGATGTACTGCTATTGTTTACTCCATGCACTTCAACATGTGTAGCTTTGTAGCCCGTAGGTATTGCCTTAGTTGCGTATGCTACGCCATCTGCTCTGCTATCATATATTCTGCCCCATATTTTATCTGTAGCGCCATCTTCTATACAAAATTTATCATCTGTATCACCGTTTAACATAAACTCTGTAGGCATTACCTTCATTAAAGTAGTGCTGTTAAACCAGCCACTTTCACCGCCAGCAGCCCAGCTAGGGCTACCAGTGCCATCTATAGTAAAAACTTTACCAACAGCGCCAGGCGCTACATAAGACTTTGTACCACCAGTATTAGCTAACATAACTGACGAATTGCTAGTAGGTAGTCCAGGTGCCATTATAGCGTAATCTGTACCAGCGCCGTCGCTATATTTTAGGGCTGTTATACCATCGCTGTCTGTTGTTATATGATTGGTTTTAGTTTGTATTTCTTTTGTTATCGTACTATCTCCCGGCTGTGGGCCTTTGTTACCTATTGCTACAGTCGGAAAGTTTGGGCCGTCGCTGCTAGGGCCTTTGCTACCTATTGCTACAGTTATACCTGTTAAATCTCTATCAAGGTACATAGCTTCAAAATCATACTCGCAACGGGCCGCTATATGCTTTAGCCCTGTGACCTGGTAATGTTTATCACCGCCCTCATCTTCATTAGTTAAAATACTATAGGGGTGTATATACTTAGTGCCTACTTTAAAAAGTGTACCTCTCTCTATTCGCCTGCTGATTTTATTAGCCCCTAAGCGCTCTTTTACTCCTAGTCCATTTAAAGATAAAGATGCGGTAGAGCTTTGTAGGCTAGTCCATTGTGTACTGTCTACATTTGCCGACCCATTAAAAACCTTTACTACTCCTAGATCACTCTCTGTAATTTTATCACCTATCAAAGTAGTACCCTGCTGTAGTGTAAATCTAGCCTCTTGCGCGTTTGCGCTGCTTATTTCGTAATTGCCAAAAGTCTGAGCATTATTGTTATCATATACCCACGCGCCTAAGTTAGATATGTAGTAAACGGCATGGCTAGTATTAATCCAATCAGCTACAACAGCTCCATCATGGTCTATTGCAGTTATACCTACCTCTAGTTGTGTTCCTTCAGCATCTGCCGCAATTGGTGGCGTAATTATATTAAAATCAAAGCCTAAGAAAACGGGGTTAACTTGGCTAGATCCCATGCTTATCCCTGTAGTGATATCAAATGGTTCGCTAATTATTGCCACTCTACTGCTACTAGATGCGCTCCATGAAAAATCACTGTACAGTGGTAAATCATAAAATGGATGTGAAATAGTACCCCCATCATTTACGCTAACATCATTAGAAAGCGCGCCCCCTGGATAAGTTACAGTACGTAGCAAATACCTGTCAGTACCGCCTGCATCTCCGACCCTAACCTTTAAAGATACTGCTAGTCTAGCTATTCTATCCACTCCTGTTAAGCTACCAATACCATAACCCTCTGTAGTATAGTTAAAGCGGCCTGAAACTACAAGCTGCTGGTCTGCTGGTCTATCAGCGTCTTCGTCTTGTATTAGCGTATCTATAGCTAGCTCACTTCTAAATAGTATTGGCTTATCGCCTTGATAGTTTCTGGTTCTTACTACCTCTTTAAAAGCTGGGGCTGTGGTGCGCTCCCAGCCTGCTAGCTTTTCGAAATCTGGGCTATTATTTCCGAATCGTGAGCTAACTTGTAAATTAGATAAAGTGTTGTAGGAGATAGCCCCGGCACCTCTTAGCTCATGGTATATATTTAGATCTCCATCAGCATGGCCCTGCATTGCTCCTAAAGGCACAAACCAATAGCGCCCCTGTGCCATAAAAATACAACTATTAAAGGCTATGGCTAAACTCTCTAAGACCTCGTATGTATTGAAATATTCTTTATTTCCTTCTTCGTCTAAGTTGTAAAATGTGTTATGCTCTACAACAGCATTATTTAGCTGCTGATTTTGCCCGACTCCAATGTGTGTTTTGTACTCAGCGCCTATAAAATCCTCAAAGAATGAACAAAGTATATCAGAGGCCCCCCAAAAATTAGCGCTGTGAACTTTGCTAAGCGCTTTATAGATGTGGATTATTATTTTATCCGCCCCTGTATATGCGCTGCCGGCGTTATTATACTTTATACCTTTAAGGTTTCCTAAGCCGTCGGCTGCTGTAATACTTACTGCTGCGTGAGGGTAGGCATCTGGAATTATAGTTTGTTCTGGCAGTATCTCGCCAACCCACCAAGTTTCATTAGTACCATCAGGATCGCGGTATATTTCAAGTCTATATGTACCCTCTTCTGATGTATCTAGTTTACTGTAGAGTGTATTAAATACCGCATCATTATCATCAGGGTGAAATAAAGTAATGTCAACCTTTGAACCTATAATAGGCTTGCACCTGTCGTAGTTATTGAAATCATAAGTAAGCCTAAAGCCATCAGGCCCTAGTGTAAAGGCATGATTTAAATCACCTGTGCTTATTGTGCCATCAACTATTTTGACTTTCCAATCTGTACCTTTCTCATCGGTAAACTCACTTACAGCATATACTACAGCCATTAGATGTATCTATTTCTATCACGCATAGCGCGGTCATTACTTATTACAATATCATCGCCAGAGATGCGGCCATATACGTTTGTACTGCCACTGCCCAGCATATCGCGGAGCTTCGAGAGCGGCGCTACTACCTCCGGATCAATACGCGCATTTTTATTATCTCCTATCAAAGCTGTTGTAGGCCCAAAGGCTAGACCGCCCTCTGCTAGTGCTGGCAAAGTAGATAGAAACCCATCTAACATAGTTAATCCAGCCACAATGAAAGCCGGTGTAGCTAAACCTCCTGAAGCTACGTTAGCAGCATTTGGCCCTGTTGCATTAGCTATTACTTGAGCTTTTGCTAGCGCTATGGCTGCGCGCATACCTCTTATAGCAAACTGTTTAAAAGCATTAGCCCCTTTTGCAGAGTTAGTTACAAGGTCAGAAAACATGCCACCCATAGTTTCAGCGAGTCCTAATATAGCAAATTGCATATTTTGCGTTTTAGATGTTGCCTCTTCAAGTGTATCTCCTACGTTAGTAGTGCTTATTTGTAACTCTTTGTTAAGGCCATTTATTTCTATAAGTGAAGCTGGTATAGACTCTATTGCATCTACATATTTTAAAACGCTAGAAGTTGCCTTTGTTGTAGTATCGGCGCTAGAATCTATAACCTCGGCCACCTTTTCAACGGGGTTAGTTAAGTTATCTAGCTCTACATTTAACAGCGCTATTTCTTCTGCTAAATTAGCCGCCTGCTCTGTATATCTCTGAGTATTCCCGCTTGCTATTTGCTTATCAAATTTATCACCTAAAGCCCCTACCTTAGCAGCAGCAGCCTCAGCTCTTGCAGCTACCTCAAGTTGCACCTTCTCAGTTTTTAATAACTCTATACGCGTAGTTATTCCTACCTCTGTTTGCTTTTTCCCTAAGCCGTCTAGGGTACTTATAAATTCGTCTACGTTTTTCTTTGCGTCGCTTGTAGTATCTGTTAAACTTACTAGCGCTAAGGTTAAAGCAGTAGCTCCTGCTGCAATAGCTATAAACGGATTAGCAAGCATTGTAGCATTTAAGACTACAAAGGCATTGCGCATAGCTGTAAACCCTGCTATCATATTAGGCAACATAATTAAAAGCGGGCCAAGCGCTGCAACTATAGCACCAAATGCTAGTATAGTTTGTTTAGATCCATCGCTTAAAGAGGTAAACTTTTGAGCTAATTCAGTCACTCTATCTATAGCGCCTTTAAGCGCAGGCATTAAGCTTGAAACTAACTCGGCACCAGCTAGTTTTAAATTGTCTAATGCTGTGCTAAACTTCCCCGATGCCGTTTCGCTTAAACGCTCCATAGCTCCAGCAGCAAAGCCACCCTCTTCAGCAAAGCTCTTTAGCACTTGATTAAACTGCTCTACTGATACAGCCCCTGCTCCTAATTCTGCGGCTGGCAATCCTGTTGCCTTAGATAATGCAGTAAAAATAGGTATACCCCTTTCAGCTAATTGGTTTAAGCTCTCTAGCTCTACCTTGCCTTTAGCCTGTACCTTTGAAAATATAGCGGCTATTTCATCTATAGAACTTCCAGAAGTTGCTGCTATATCTCCTAGAAACTGTAGCTGTTTATTTACTTTGCTAATGTCTGTACCAGAGGCTATAAGTTGCCTAGCAGATTTAGCTACCGCATCAATTTGAAAAGGCGTTGAAGCTGTAAACTCATTTAGCTGCTGCATCATGTCAGCCGCCTGTTTAGCACCACCTGTTAAGGAGATAAAGCTAGTTTCTAAAGTTTCTAAATCTGCTGAGCTTTTGATTGCCGCAGCACCTATAGCGACAAGAGGCAAGGTAAGACTTTTAGTCATGCTCTGCCCCACAGCTTTAAAGTTGCTGCCCATTGAGCGCACCTCGCGCCTAACTTTGCCTAGCTTTTTATTTAGGTCTTTTGTGTTGGCCCCTATATTTACTACTAAATCTCCTAGCTTCGCCATCTTACTCTTTTTTACTCATTGCTCTCAATAATGCAAGGCCATCAATTCGAGGCTTTGCCGCTTGTGCTTTCTCTTCCCAAGGAAACACAGCTAAATCAATAGGCTTGATCTTACTGCCTTTCTTTGTATGTACGTTAAGGAGCAAGGCGGTCTGCCATCTTGTGCGCTCCCAATTAGAGCGCTCTAGGATTTCTAGACTTTCATGTTTTCCCTTAACTGCATTGCCAAACTCTTTAAACGTAAGTGAGTAGAGAGAATCTGGGGTAAGCCCTAATAGACCTAGCCCCAGCTCCTCTACCCTACTCCACGTTAAAGGGCTGTGGCCCTCTTCTTCTTCGCTTTTTTTTTCTCGTTACCTCCCATCACCTCAGTCATGGCATCCACTAATACAGGTAGATCACCTACCTCAATTTCGCTTAGCCACTTTTCAACATCCATAGTAAACTTCATTCCCTGCGCCTCACATCCTGCCTTTACGAAATAGTATATAAGCTCAGGTATTAGAGTAATATCGGCAGCATCTACCTCTGTTACTTTTACCCCTGTAGCCTTCTCAAAATTTCTCCATGCTAACATTGTAGCGCGCATAGGGTATATGCGCTTTCCTATAGTTATTTCCATGAGTTTATGAGATAGCCTCTCTTACGATAGTTTCAACGATCTGCACGTTGCAAGTGTAAGTAGCATTATCTTCTGTACCGCCAGAAAGCTCAAGGCTCTCAATGTAACCCTTCACCTGGTAACGGAAATCTCCAGTATTTTCAGACGCTCCTTGCCCTACTACGTGAGTGAAACGAAAATCACACTTTGTTTTGTTAAGTTGAAATCCACTCAATGCCTCGTATCCTGTGCCTGCTGATGAATCTGTAGCATATAAAGAGCTGAAGCTCATAGTTGCAGAAGTCATACCTGGTAGTAAAGCCCTGTAACCAGCGTTAGCTTTCACTGTGCTGTCACGCATTTCGTTTGTAATTGAAATAGAGCAATCTGTAACATTGTCTACGATTAGCTCTGTTCCTCCCTCAGCCGCGACCATTATTTTTAAGTCGGAGCCGTTGATTATTCCTGTTGTTTGTGCCATGTTTAATTATTTATTTTTTTTTTTATTACGCTTATCGCCTCCGACAAGTGCAGTTACCAAAGTGTCTAGCCAGCCAAACACCTTAACAGCAGGTGCATCAGATGGCATTAGAGATAAGATAGCTCTTGCTGCTACCATTAAGGCTAATAGAATAGCCTCCCAGTTTTCAAGTAAAAAATCCATATTAACTATTATTTATTCTTATTGTGTAATCCTGTATAGCTACCCATATAGAGCGCTCAGGGTTAACATCCATTTGCTCATTTGTGTAGTTTATAGACTGTATCTTTACCCCTCCAAAAGTTCCATTCTTCCTCTCTAGCGCAGCCCGTACAGCTACGCCTAAATCTATTGCCGTTGAGTATTTTGTATTAAAGCAGTACACCTCTATGCTCGCCTCATCTACGTTTCCATTTTCCTCTTTAGTATCTGTAGGGCTGTTGCTTACTACAGAGTAAACTATATAAGGTTGGCTCTCATTTTGTGGAGCTATCTCTGGGTAGATCTTAGTACCTACAATATCAGTAACTGCCGTTACATTGGTTAGTATATTATATATCGCTTTCCCTACTATCATGCTGCTTTTACATATCTTGCAAACTCTGCGCGTAATAACATAGCCTGTAGCTTTTCACTACGGCCCCTTGTAGAGCTTAGCCCCCTGCTAAAAACTCCTGTATTCTGTGTGCGATGCTTACCGCCAAACCTTGGGCCAAAGTCACCTTTCTCTACTATGTGAGCATAAAACCCGTCAGCGTTTCGCCTTGTTTTTCTTCTACCTATTGCGTTAGTTCTTGGCCCGCCCATTACGTTATTCCTATCCTTATCTGGTAGCCATGTACCCGCTGACCTCTTTAGCTGACCTGGCATAATTTTTTTACCTCTAAATATAATAGGTTTATGATAGTCCTTAATGTTAGCCTTTAAGTAGTTAGCGTATACATCGCCTACCCTATGGCCAATAGCCTGTAACTTCTTACTGTCGCGCTCGCTCCACTTTGCTATCTTATCTATCTTAGCAAATAGCTTATTTACTCCTGTTACCGCTACGCTCATCACTCAATAATTTCAGTAATTAAACGTATGCGCTCCTGCCTGCCTACCTCATGCACCCCTAATATATTATAGTTCTTACTATCGTAGTTTATGCGGTAGCCTGCCTTAGTTGCTTTAGTTGTAGAGCTATAGCGGATATTAAATACTACCTTATTCACGCTTACTATTTGCTCTCCGCTGTTCTGCTCTACGGCAGCAGGCTTGCGCTCTATCTGCGCCCAGCAAGTAGCAAAAGTACCCCAACTCTCTTCGCGCTCGCCGTAGGCGTTAGCTGAAAGCGTAGGCTTTTGTATTGTTATCCTTCTATCTAGTCCGCCTATATTCATTTAGTTGATATAATGCGGTATGGGTTAAGTAATGCTGCTACTCCTAGAGGTAGCTCTATAGGGTTTGTACCAGTTATTACTGCGCGCCTATTTTCGTAGTAGTGAGCTACTAGCAATTTAACTGCATGTAGTATAGGCTCTGCTGGCGCTGCTCCTAGTGTACCAGATATGGTGACTGTATTAAAATCATCATCATAGGTATCTGGTGGGCTATCAAAATGAATACGGCCAGGCTCGCGCTTGGTATCGTACCAGTATTTTGAAGTAGCTAATGTCTGCGTAGCGTTAGCTACGTCTTTATATGTTACACCTGTTATAGTGTTAATTGGGCCTGTAGAGAATTCACAGTTGTAAAAATCGTCTAGGCTAAGTGTGAAAGCAGAATCTACAAAATGCCTGTTGGTGTAATCTTGACAATGTTGAACCGCAGCGTTAATTAAAGCTGTTATAGTTGTATCCTCATCGCTGTGATCAACGCGCAAAAACTCCTTTGCTGTTGAGAGCGGTAGAAGTGTAGTACCTGTCGGCTGTGTAGTTATTTCTAGTTTCATCTATTTAGTATAAAAAAAGAGGCGGGCGCTAAACCCGCCCCCTTTCATTTATCTTCTAACTATTACGCTACGAAGTTCTTGATACGAGCTAGTGCGCCTGCTTGACGAACATCTGCATCGTAGAACTTGTTAACGTGTAGAGCAATCTGTGCTGTTCCTGCATTGCTGTAAGGATCAACTAAGATATCAACACCTCCAAAGTAAGCTAGCACCATTCCTTTAGCGAAATCTCCAAAACAGAAATCTCCCTGATCTGTAGCACTATCTACTAGGTTAGGCGTAAAGTGTGTAGCAAACCCGTCTACTTTGTTATCATTAACTAAAGCTCTGATTGATGCTACTGCTGCCTCACCTTTTAAGATGCTCATAGCTGATGGAGAAAGTACAAACTGCCCGTTAGCTAAATCGCCACCTGCTGCTAGTACTGCCTTCTCTGCTGCAAAGATGTGAGCTGCTGTAATAGAGCCACCTGAAAGGTTGCCTTGGTAGCCTGCTCCAGCTACTGCCTTAGCAAATACATCTTTATCAATAGTTTCGTTAATACCTGCTGCAAGCTCTGATGCAATCATAGTATCAATGCCAGCACCTCCCTGTAGTATTAACTGCTTAGAGAACTTAGTATTGTTAGCTACACGCGTTGGAGAAAGTGTTAACTCGTCCATTTCCATAGTAGACGCAGCGTCTGCACTTACCTCAGTTTCTGCTGTACCTACTGCTTTAGCTGATACTCTAGGGAACTTCAAGTTACCTGTAGCATTATTGATAGTAGTAACGCCTACTCTCTCAGCCATAGTTGGAGCGCGTAGCGCCTCAATTAGACCAGGTACCTGTGTAGCTACATATCCAGAACCATCTCCAGAGCCTGCCTGGAAATCGTCAGCTCCTCCAGCACGATATAAAGCGCTAGATGGAATACCAATTTGACCGCTCATCTGTAAGCCTCTTGAGCCATACTCTTTAGCTGCCTCTTGAGCCCACTCTGCTTCAGCACCTTCTAGCGACTTTCCAAAGCTAGCTGCCTGGATAGCGCGAGATAGTGAGAAATTGCGGTTAATCTTTTCAATCTCTTTAGTTTCTGAAACACCCATACCGCTAAAGCTAGCTGTACGTGCAATCATATCTTCGTGAGCCTTTCTGCGCTTCATCTTGTTGTCTAGTCTTTCGATCTCTCCTTCAAGGTAGTCCGCGCGCGTCTCCTCTTCATTTGTTAGCTCGCGTCCTTCACTCTCAGCGTTCTCTATCATAGATACATGCTCATTGTAAAACTTTCCGCGAAGCTCTGTTAACTCTTTCAAGTTCATGTTGTTACTTCTTTTAGTTGTTTTTTTAACTTCTTTATTATTATCGCTAGTAGGTTCTACTACAGCGTTATCTATTTGCTCTGGCTCAGTCTCTTCATTTCTAGCTACTAAACCATGAGTATCTTTGTAGGCCGGATATGTCACAGGAGATACATCCAGCAAAGAAGCGATCTTATCCACACTTCTTACTGTTCTATTTTCGTTCCAGCTCTGCTCTGCAATCGTGAAGGCAAAAGAGCTTTGTGAGATATCTCCACGCTTTACACTCTCGTATAAATCTTTAGCGTACTGCTGCTCTCCTAATTTGATGCGGTACTTTAGCCCTGTATCGTCTAGCTCTAGCTCTAACGTGCCTGCGCCTGTTCTACCTAAAACATAATTAGGATCGTGATTCATAAGAGCGCGTACATCATTATCTAGCACCTCATCAAAAGCGCCTCGGCTTATAGTTTCTTTGAATGGGCCTATGTTTGTTTCATTGTCGTACAATGCTGCATAGCCTTCAATTATCATTTCATCGCTATCACTTCTAGCCTCTATTGTGCTAGTGCTTACAGAATAATGAGCGCGAGTTTCTAGCTCTTCTCTATTCTCCTCCGGTTTCGTTTTCTCTTCCTTCATTAGTATTGTTATTTGAGATAGAATCGCTGTAGTCTTCTATCTTATCTAAAGAGATTTGGTTAACCTGTACTAGGTGAACATCTCCATTCTTAATAGGGTTTTTATCTTCTTCTTGCCTAACTTCGTTTATACTCATAACTCCAGCCTGTATCATCTGAGTAAAGAACCCTGCGCGAGCGTCCATATCGCCCCTGTATAAATCGTTTAGATTAAACTTTGAGTAGACTGCTGGCCTATCAAAATTAGGTATTAACTTTCTATCTATCTCTTGTTGTATTCTCTTAGTCCAAGGAATAATAGTATGTCTAGCAAACATTAGATTTTGTTGCTCTACGTTGCTGTACGTTTCCTGGCCTGGCAGTTGAACCAATGCGGCGGGAACCGAGAATATCCTGCATATTTCTTGAGCTTGAAATTGCCTAGTTTCTATAAATTGAGCCTCATCTGGTGCAATAGATATACGCTGGTACTTAAAGCCAAACGGCATGAGCTTAGTGCCTGCATTAGCCGCGCCGTTATTCCATGAGCCTTGAATAATATCCATTTGCTCCTTCTTTAGTGGCTGCTCAGAAGTTAGTACACCAGTCATTTGGCCACTTTGCCCGAAGTATTCAGAGCCAAAATCTTGAGCGCTTTTAGCTAGCCCTAAATTTTCGCGGTGTAAACGTATTGGAGACATTCTAAAAAGGTTGCATATCTCTAAGATATTTTCTGGCCTTACTACTCCGTAATCCTTAATTACATATACGCGCTCATTTTTTACCTGCTTTAGCTCTACATCTGTAAAGTGTACATAGATGAGCTTATTGCAATAGCCACGATCATCACGCTCTATAATTGCATAACCCATACCGTACATTAAGGCGCTAGCTACTATAGTTTCCCAAAATTCATAAGGCGTTTGTGCCTCGTTTGGTTTTTCTGTAACTATAGTACGGGCGGGGTGTACATTGGCAACGTCTACGTTTCTGCCATTCTTTACATATATCTCTAATCCTAGAGCCGCAATAGTAGACGCTATCTTGTACACACACGCATAAACTGTACTAATTGCAAGGGCGCTATTTTCATTTATTGAGGCTCCGCTTTTCGTCATCGGAAATAATCCGACCTGCTGGGCTATTGTTTGGCTGTCGTATTTGCCTTGCCTATAGCGAAATATACCCGCTATTCTTTCTGCTAGTGTACTCATGCGCGCGTATTATAACCCAAATATATTAAAAATCCAAATTTAAAGTGTTAAAATGTCTAATAAAATATCATCATCCCCGTCTATTCTATTCTGTACATAGCTGTTAAGGGCTATTATTGAGGCTATTACGCCATCTACTTTCTTATTTTCTTTTTTCTCTTTTATTACTCTTTTGTTCTCATTGTTGTCTGTGTAGATAATAGCGCACCCAAATTGCCAGCGCAAACATCTGTTGCCTCCATGTATTACATTGCCTTGCATTATTTCCATCTCCATTTCCTTAGTAGGGCCGTTCATGCTAGTAATATTCTGAGCCATAGGCTTCATTTCAATGTCATTCTCTAGCAACTCGCTTACTATGTAAGTAGAGAATTTAGGATCGTAGCCTATTTCTCGTACATCGTACTTCTCACAAGCATCTAAAATATGCTGTTTTACTATTCTATAATCAGTTACGTTACCTGGCGTTATAGTTATATCTCCATCTCTAGCATATTGTATATAATCAATCCCTGCGGCTAGTTTTTTGCTGTGAGCCTTCTCTGAGTTTACAAATTGATGACAAATTAAGTAAAAACACTCGTTTTCATCATCTCTAAAAATTAAAGCAAAAGCGGTTAAATCTTGTGTACTAGCTAAATCTAAGCCTCCGTAAGCTGGTAAGCTAGGTAATTTGTCAAATGGTATCTCTTTAGCGCCTTTCATGTATATATCGTCTGGAATCCAGGCAGTTTCTGCGCTAGTCCACACATTTAGATGAAGCCTTAGAAAGCTATTAATCATGCTAGGATTGCTCTTAGCCTTTTTTACCGCATCTATAAAATAAGCCTCGTTACATATAGAGCCGTAACCTGGGTTAGCTTTTTTCCATGTTTCTGGGCTAGTCCATTCATCATCTGCATCTGCTTTATACAGCACAGGTAAAAATGTTTCGTCTACTATAGAGCCATCTAAAAGAGCCTGGCTATACTCATGCATCTCATAACATATACTAGATCTATCATGGCCCGCAGTAGTTAAGCTAATTATCACAGGTTGCCGCCTAGCTCCTACTGACGTAGTAAGTACATCCCACAACTCACGATTTTGCTGGGTGTGTAATTCATCGAATATAATGCCATGGCAGTTTAAACCATGCTTAGTGTATGCCTCTGCACTTATTGACTTGTACCAGCTCCCTTTATGCTCTACAATATTTCTAAGCACCTTAGCCCTAGCTCTTAAATGCTTATTGTTATTAATCATCTCCTTTGCAATCTGAAATACTATGTTAGCCTGTCCGCGATCACCTGCTGCGCTTATTATCTCAGCTCCAGGCTCACCATCTGCAAATAGTAAATACAAGGCTAAAGCTGCTGCAAGGTTACTTTTGCCGTTTTTACGCGGTATTTCTACGTAGCATGTGCGGTATTTTCTTAGGCCGTCGGCCTCACGTTTCCAGCCAAACAGCGGGCGTATTATATCAGCCTTCTGCCATTCCTCTAAAATAAAGGGTTTGCCAGCTAACTCACCTTTTACGTGGGTGCAGAATTTCTCTATAAAAGTTACACAGCGCTCGGCTGCCTCTTCATCGTAGTAGTAGCTCAAAATATTTTTAATTGCGTTTGTGTTTTATAACTAGTATCATATCTTTTATTATCTCCTTTAGGGTAAAGTTCTTTTTTGTACTTTAAGTCTTTTGTCCACTTTTTTCTCTGTGTTTTACTTCCCGTAAAATAAATGTATCTGTGCTTTTGCGGTCGTTCTCTTACTCTTAAATCTTTAAGACTCATTGTTTCTGTGCAAGTCTTTGAGTGTTTATTTGGGTTATTTGGGTCATAAAGTTCGGTTCGCTTTGCGCTTAAACCTGTGTAAATCCAATTAGTCGCCTGATAGATATATCCGTGATGATTTTGCGAAGTATCAGCATAGCTCACAACAATTAAAGGAGGTAACATTTTAAGACATTTACTTACAAAATAAGATAGAGTATTTTTTGGTAAGTCATCATTAACACAAAGCCGATTTAATTCAAAAACATATTCTGAATTTTCAGCTCCACATACACCAACACATAAAGAATTAGACGCTGGCTTACCAAAAGTGCAAACCCCTATTAAAATATCTTTATGAAATAAACCAAAAGCGTAAGATATAGAGCATAACCTTTTAGCATAGTGCTTGTACAATAGCCATTCTTTGCATTCGTCATATTTTATACTTGTTACTTCGTAATTCATTTTAGAAACTCACTTAGCTCGTCATCCTTTGGTGTTGCCTCGCCTATCCAATTTTCTAGCCTTGCAATAATTGCTTGCTTTCGCATTCTAGCCTCTTTTAGCTGTTGCCACTCTGGGCGCATTCTACTATATACATCTCCGCTTTTGCCAGTTACTTGGTAGCACGTTCCGTTAGTATCGCAGAACTCCTGTAGCTGTTGCTCTTCAGCCTCAACACAAGCTAGTGTATAAATTAAACTCTGTACGCCTGGCGTTAGATCGCGGTGCGCTCCGTATTGTAGCACTCGCTGGTCGTGTATTGTTTGTTGTAGTTCAGTCATTAGGTATACTTTTAATTATTTCTATCATTAGTTGCGCAGGTATTTTGCTGCGTTCATGGTTATTCTTTAACCCTTGGGTGCCTGTCTTAGAGCCTCTAGGCGCTGCCTCATGCTGGCATTGTTTGTTACCATTAAAGCACTCTGGCCTAGGTTGCCAGCCATCTGGATTGAAAATGTTTTTTATATGATTGCTCCAAATATCTGTGGGTTTTGCTCTAGTATCTCCATAGGTGCAGTACCATATTGTAGTGCGCTCCATATCTTTCATACAATTCATTTTACGCATTAAGCCCCTAGGGTTTTCTATAAAAAAATATTTTGGGTTGCAGGCTTTTATTATGTCAATAGTTTTTAGTAATATCTGCTGCCCCAGCATTGCCTCTAAACTTATAGGCCTTAAAATACCACCTATTTTATTATAATGGTGTGAGCAGCTTGCAATACTAAAAGTTGTACAAGGCGGACTAGCCCAAATAATATCCGGCTTTAGTTCTGTAAAAGTTTCTAGTGGAATATCTAAAATATTGCCTACCCAGTCTATATTGCCGAACTGCTCAATGTCTGTGCTTATTACATCATGTCCATACTCCTCAGCTACTTTGCCAAAGCTCCTAGATCCTGCAAATAGTTCTAGAGCTATCATAGTTGACCGTATTTGTTAGAAGTAAATCCAGCACAGCCCTCTTTAGGATTTGCTAGCTCCATGTAGCTGCCACACTCTGCACACTTAACATCATGTACAGCGCCTAGCCCTGCTACTATTCTAATGGTTGCGCTTTGCACTTCTATTGTGGTTTTATTGCATTTGCATTTATATAATGGCATCCCCTTTTAGTTTTGAGTTGTAAAATCGTACAAACGAC